TCTGCAAAACGACTTCCCTGTGCAGGTCTGCAACGCGAAGCGTCAGGTTTTGTACTGGGATGTACCTGCCAATAAATGCAAATGGTGTTTTAGCCAAGTAGGTTGGAATTGGATTGTCGTCAACATAGGCAAATCCCTGCCCTTGGTCTGGGGTTCCAATTGGGATCGTGATTGTCTGGTCTGATGGGGTCTTGCCGATCCCGTAACCCTGTGCATCTTCGTTGATGTTTTCCAGCAAAGCCTTCAGCAGCGCAGAGTCACCGTCCCATGAACCCTTTTCCTTTAGGACAACTGCGCGAGAATCTTTTGCCTGTCCAAGTTCACTGACGATTGTTGATACGAGGTCTGATGTCCTTGAACCAATATCTGTTCCCTTTGCGATAAGAACGCCACGAACGATTGACTCCCGCACAACCTTTGGCAATGCGTCCCACTTCTTTCTGTCAAAGGTAAGTTTCCCATTCGCCCAAGGTGGCGTAATCTCAGCGTAGGTTCCAAGACCCATGCCTCCGTCGTTGGTCTGCAGGACGCGCTCCCAATACTCTCGCTGGTCTGCCATGCTTTTTGGGTCGGTTCCCACGAGTTCTGCCAGTTGCTCTGCAGACAGGTTCCCGATTGACTCGTCTGTCGCCACGATTAGCGGGGTAGGGAGGACAACTTCCTCAGCCTCCTTGGGGTCAATCAAAACCTTTTTCTTGTTCTTGAGTGGCTTGGCACGCCTTCCTTCTCCGCGCTGCTCTGCGAGCCAGTTCTGGAACTCTGCGGCGTCAACAGAAAGTCTTGGCTCGTGGGTCGCGACGCTAGGTAGCGGCTTGAGCAAGGCGTTGCGCTCTGCAGTGTTGAGAACCTTTGTAGCAAACCGAATGAACGAGATAAGGCTTGATGGTCGCTGCCTTGTTCGCACATTTCCGATAAGACCAAAACTCTGTTGAATGCCAGCGATGACGCTGAGTGGCGATGCCCCACGATTCACCGTGATGGGCTGCTGTGGGGCTGTCGCGTCTGCCGCTCCGCTTAGTGCAGGGGTCGTTGCGTCCTGATTGACAAAGAATGTGTCCACTGCGGCGTCCGATGGGTCGTAGCCGATGTCGTAATCAAAGCCGTTTGGTGGTACGTCTGGCGCGTACGAGAACGCCTCTCCTCCGCCACCTCCAGTTGCAGTGCCAACCATGCCCCCGTCTTGCATCATGGCGAGCATCTCTCCGAATGATCCATCCCCAGCATCTGGCATTGCGCCAAGGCGATCTGCAATCTCTGGTGGGAACGAAGGCACAACCATGCAGCGGCAGTTGACTGCGTGCTTTGCTGGAAGGCTAGGATCTTTCGGGAACTGGGCTGTGTACTCGCCAACCATGAAGGACTCGTTGATCGGAATAATCGTCCCGTCAAGTGCGGCGTGTTCTGGGCGTGTCCTGTGGTCGCCTACTGCAATCCACTCTTTGTACATGATGCCATTTGCGTCCAGCATGTACGAACGCTGATCATTGGACAGACCATAGGGGTTGGCTGCGAGCGCTTGAATTCCACTCATGGCTGCGATGTTGCTCACACGCCCAAACTCTGTTCGGACAATCGCTTCGGCTCGTACTGCGGCAGTTGGGAATGCCCCAATTGGCGTTGCAACAGAAGTCAACCGTGCGATGCTCTCTGCTGGCGTACTGAGTGCCAATGAGTTCCTGAGAATTTCCGCCTTAACAGCCTTCTTCAATGTTCCCACTTGGTCGGCAATAAGGTCTGGCACAAAAGAAACTGCAATGTCCACTGAGCGGGCGTCAATGGCTACTAGCCCGCGACCTTGATCTGCGGAGCGACCAATTTCTGGTCTTGCGGAGTTCGTGGACTTGCCTAGTTTGCTGGCTGCCTTGGTAACTTCAGTGTTGATCTTGTCGGCTTGCTGCTGAGGCATGCCCTTGGACAGAATCTTGACTTCCTCTGCTGCTGCCCGTGCAATGGTGAGCAGTTTGCTGCGAAGTTCCCCATCCAGACGCTCCAGTGCTGCCAGTTGCTGCTGTGCGCGGCGTACGCGCCACTCAGGGGCTTGATTCGCCTGAATGTCGGCAAGGATGGCTGCGACCTCTGTTTGAGCCGCATTCATGGCTGTTTGGATCTTGGCTACGGCATCCGACTCAATGCTGATCTGGTTCTGGGCGCGGCGCAAAAGCGACTCCGCCCATGTGGAGCGAGCCTTAGATGTTTGCCAATTCTGGCGCTGGTTTTCTGTCTGGCTAGGCAAGGATTGTTACTCCCCTTGCGGTTCTGGCGTTTCCTGCTTCTCTGGCGATTCCTGCGGGTCTGGCGAGCCGTCGTTCTGCGCTGGCTGCGCTGCAACCCTCTTTTTAGGCTGCTGGGGCTGCGTTTGATCAAATATGGTGGCAATGCTTGGCTGGGCGGATTCCGCCTCTGTAGCAGCCTTCTGAGCCTCTTCTTCAATCATTTCTAGTTCCTTGTCAGGCTCCAATTCAATGCCCAACTGCCCAGCGATGCTCAAGAAAACCTTTCGTGCAGAATCCTCTGAAATAAACTTGGCATCCTTGGCTGCCGAAAGCGCGCCCATCAGTTGTGGCAGTGCGGCTGCAATTCCCTTGGTGTCTTCCACGCTTGGGTCTGGCAGAATCACCGTCACTGTGCGATCTACGCCCTTTGGCAGTCGCCCTGCTGAGATCGCCTTAGCAATCACATACTGGGCGATGTCCTCAAAAATTGAGCCAACAAGTCGCTGGCGTGCTGTGAGCATTCGGTAGGTCGGGTCGCCCTGTGCTGCAAGTGTGGCGCGGTTCGCTGAATCACCATCTGCAAACCAGCCTTCTGGCACACCAGCACCACCAAGGATCAGATTCTTGATCAGGCGGCTGATTGTCTCTGTTTCGGCTGCGCCTAGGGCTGGGGAGACTGCTTGCCATGTTTCGTAGTCGTTGTGAACGCGCACTGTTCCAGCCTTTGGTGCGTACGAGTGCATCTTTGCCCACTCGCTCACTTGGTCAGCGTCGGCGCTCTTCAGTGTTACATCCCAAATGAATGAGTTCATGAGAGAAGCCCGATCCAGCGCATTGAACATAACTTGGTCGTAGCCGTCAATCCAGTCGGCAAGCGCCAATGAGTCTGGCGTGCCACGAGTCGCACCAACTGGGCGATTGATGAAATACGCAAAAACCTCACCCTCAAACTCCAAGCCAGCCTTTGTGGAGCGTGACTGAATAATCGGGATTTCCTCAACGCCACCCGCCATGCGCTTGCTGAAGAGTTCAATGCTGCGGTCAACAAAAGCGTTCTCTGGGTCTTTGACTACGCCACGCACGCGGTCTGGGTCAATGTAGCCAAGCATGACCTTGCCGTTCTCGTCGTAGGCTCGCAGGAAGAGTTCGCCGTTGACTGCAAGATCCACCACAAGGTCGCGGTGTCGCAGATTCATCTTCATGGTCGGATCGTTCCAAAATTCGTTGATGATTTCCTGCACATCTTCGTCAATGGCGTTAAAAGTAAGTCCGTCGCCTACCACGAAGTCGGCAGTCATTTCAACCAGTCGGCGTGCAAGTGGGTTTTGGCGATGCAGGTAGCGGGCAACCGTGCGTGCGCGCTCCTGCGTTACTGGGCTAAGGTCTCGTGTTTCCCCAGTTAGTCGCCTGTAAAGGTGGTCGTCTGTGTCAATGAGTCCAAGGATCGGCTCAGATACGCCCTCACGAAGTACCTTGATCGCCTTGCCTACGCGCTGCCTGAAACTTGCCATCTCTCTCCTAACCACGCGCCAAGAGGCGCGGTCTCTGAATCTCGTTTGTAGATCCTACCCTGTGCAAGCCCACTGTGGACGGAACTGAAGCGGAGCCAGCAATGTAGAGGCGAGCCAATTCGTTGACTGCCCCAGAAATGGCGTCCACTTGGTCGTCATGTGCGCCCTGTGGGAAAGAGTAGCACTCTGAAACCAAGGCGCTATTCCACGACCCGCGCACAAGATAGACGTTTCCTTTGTTCGCTTGGGCTGCGAAGGCACGCGCTCGCACATCCTTAGCCCCTGTCACCCTAGCCCCCTTGAAGTCGTATCCGTACAGCACCTTTCTGGCGTAGTGGTCAATCGCCATCACTCCTGACGCTCCACCCTCCTGCTCCATTCGGATGGCTGTGCCACGGGGATCTTCTTCGGCGCATTTAGCGATCAAAGCCTCAACCTTGTCGGGGCGCTCCCTTACCCTCTGCATGTCGGCAATCACTGTAAGACCTGTTTTGGCACTCCTGCCCACAAGCGCCCCTGCGGTGTAGTCGGGGTCTTTGCCCTGCTTTGCCTCTGTTGCAGCCAAGTCCCAGTAGCGCACCCAGCGATATTCGTCCCAGTCAATGTCGTCTGCATACTTCGTCAATGACTCTGGGTTGAAGAAGTCGCCGCTTGGCACGATTGTCCACGAGCCATCCACCAACTGCGCCCGCATTACGTCGTCCAGTTCGTTCAGGGTACGCATGTATTCTTCCTGATCCAAGTGTGGGTTGTCAGTAAGTTTGGCTGGAACAAACAAACGAGCCTCGCCAGTCTTATCACGCGGAACAATCAACTTGCCAGTACGCTCGTCAACCTTTGGAATGAAACGGTTGTATACCCAATCATGCCCAAGACCTCCTGGATTTGACGCAGCACGCATTCTGGGTGTAGCAGCAAAACTCCTAAGTCTTCGCAATCGGCTTGTCACAAACATGTACTGCGATTCAGTGAACTGGGTCAACTCATCAAAGCCGATGTACTGGAAGGCAGCACCTTGGTAGCGGTATTTATCGTTTTCGTTCTCAAGGTGACCGAATACCAGCGTTGCACCGTTAGCCCAGCGAAACTCCCTGCGCTCTCCGTTCCACTGCACGCCCTCTGCGTTGGCAAGCCAGCGCCTAGCGCGATCCATGACTGCATCTGGCAGGGAAAGGTCTTTGTAGGTTCTGCGTAGCAGCAGGGCGCTGTAATTCGGGATGTGGACGTGTTGCAGCGCAGCCATCAGCAAGGCGTCGGACTTACCACCACCTGCAGCACCGCCATAAAGAGCCTCTCTGTTGCCTAGGCTAAGAAATACCGCCTGTGGCACTTCTGGCTTGTGCGGGATGAAGTCAGGTAGTTTCGGGGTCAGTATCTCCTGCAGCGACGATAGTGTCGTCTGGTCTAGAGACGATACCCAATTGCTCCAATAGTCCGAGGGCTGCTGAAAGCCTTCGCTGCTCTTCTGCTGGGTCTCCAACGCTCTTCACCTCAATAGCCTTGCCGTCTACGCCTGAGAACTCTACGCCCTCACGCTTACGCCACTCATTCGGGAACCTACGCTCTAGAATCCAAGCGGCTGCTTGCCATGATCGCTCATTCTCTGCTGCTGTGGCAACCCTAGACAAGAACCGCATCTCTGCAAATGCTTCTGCTTTTTCTATAGCGTCGGAAAATGCTGGATCTTGCTTCATCCACTCGTTCAGTGTATCCCTGTGAATGCCAGCCAATGCAGCAGATCTTTGGCGTGAAGCACCAGCACGAAGTGACTGCAGCAAAGCCTCTACGCGCTGCTCAGTCTTCTTTGTCGGTCTTCCAGCCTCTGAAGAAAGAATGATCTCGTCGCTCATACCACCACTCTACACCCTAAATCTTGGTTTTGTTACAAATATGACCCTGTATGCACAACGCAGACAAGAGTTTAATGTATTGTCAATACCTAGACACTAACCCCGCAGGGGCAAATCGGTTTTTTATTTTTGGCGAACTTCTTTGCGGTAGAAGGCGAGCGTCTGCCCGTCTACAAACCAGTCTCTCCCGTGCTTCTTGCCCTTAATGCGTCCCTTGTGCAACTGCACCCGAAGCGTGGTTGGGCTGACGCCAAGCAACTCTGCTGCCTGACGAAGCGTGTATTCCTTTGTGCTGCTGTCTTTCAATTTACAAGTCCTTTCTTCCCTACGCCAGTTGGGGCGTCATCATCCTTCTTGCGCTTGTACAGTTCTGAAATCTTTGAGAGCCTCTGAACGATTCTTGATGCCGTCTCCTCTGTCACTCCCTTGGAGACCATCCCGTTCTCAAGGTCTTCCTCAAAGGTTGGCGAGATAAATGCGTTCAGGAACATCTGGTCAAACTCCTCATCCCCGATGTAATTGCTCCCAAGTAGCGAGAGCAGCGCAGCAATTGCGAGATCGCAGCGCCTTTCGGATAGCGCGTACGGATTCTTCTCCCCTTCACCGTCTACGCCCATGATGACCACCCGACCAGCAACTGGAGCGACCGTGATCGGGTTGACTCCCTGCTGTATGCCGATGGCAGCCCTGCGGATAATGGTTGCGAAGGAGTTCAGGTGTGCGGGGGTTTTCTTGCCCGACACGATCTTGCCGTGGTCTTGCGCGTCCTCATCAATCCAGAACCCGATAGAGAACGGCATCTTTCCTGCGTCCTCTAGCAGCATGGAGCCAATCGCATCTGCCCTGAGAACGCGGGGGTATCGCAAATCATCCTCCCCCAGCAGGTTGCAAATCTCAGTGTCAAGGTCTTCGCCCGTTAGTTCGTGGCGCTCAAAGTCAAACGAGGTCACGTCGGCAAACGTCAGCACTGGCTTAATGACAATCGCGTAATACTTTTTGCTCACTTTGCATCCTCCATTGACCCAAGAATAAGCAGCGCATAGAGCGCCAGCAAAATTGACAATACCCCCAGTACGCTCTCCACAAAATCCCTCCTGTCATGCTTCCAATAGGATTTCAACTCTGAGAAAAACTCTCCGATTCCCATATCACCCCCACGCCTTCGGGTCAAAGACGATCTCCCTGACCTGTGCTGCGAGGTCGTAGACCTTTACGCAGTCAATACCGTCGTCTCCCCCCAGTGCCATCCCTGCCGTAGCGTTTGGGATGTCGCTGATGTAGGTGTCACCCATGTCCCAACCTCCGTAGGTGTGTGGGGACTGTACGGCGCACAGCCATCGTGCGTATTCATTCTTCTTTTCGGCATCGCGGTTCTGGTATCGCTTTAGCACGCGCCACTCCCAGTTACCTGCGTAGAAGATTGCGTACGGATTTTCAATGTCTCTCGTTTTCCCCTGCATATTCTTCACTTGACTCCTCCTCCATACTTCACGATGTGTTTGGCGCAATAAACCTGAGCGCATTCCGCGTGGCACTTGTACGCCTGATTTACTGTCATTGTGATCCCGCAGTAATCGCACTGCGCCCTGTTAAGTTCCTGAAAGAGCGCCCAATTGGTCATGCCAGTTGTGGCGTCTTTCGTTGACGAGATGCAAGCAAAGCACGCGAGGCTTGCGGTCTCGTTTACCCCGCCGCACTTCACACACAGTGGCTCTGTTGACTTCCTCTGGTTCATGTTCTCAATGTCCAGACTCTTGAAAACTCCCACTTGTTTTCCTCCTCCTACGGGGACAGCCCCCGCTTCCAAAAGAAGCATAAACCCTAGCGTTTCTCCCGTCAACCCCCTACCTCCAGCCTTTCTGCCAGCCCCACTGGAAGACCTGCCGCAAGAATGTCCTGCTGCGCTCCCTGAATGTCGTAATCCACACGGTGGATCTGGCGTGTAACAATTCCTTCTGGATTGACCCGAAGCGAAAGCCATGCGGCTCGCTTGTCGTAATCCCGTGGCTGACCTGCACTCCCTGCGTTCATCCATGCCCCAGCCGCTGGAACTTCCAGCATGTCGGGCTTGAGCGCAGCCGTTGTGTACGGTGAGTAAATCCAGCCAAGACCCAGCCTGTCCTCAAAATCCTGATCGCTCATCCCCTCAATCGGATCTGCAGGAATTGCAGAAAGTCTCCGATAGATTTCAGCCGCTTGGTGCGTGTGACCGTACAGACCAAAGTCTGCGTCAAACTCTTCCAGCGCCTTGAATGCATCACCTGCAACATGCGCTGACATGTACTCCCACATCGGCGCTCGTGGACTGCCGTGGACAAGTAGCGCATGCTCGTCGCCAATTGCCATGCGAGCCATCGGTCGCAAGTTGTACAGATAGTCTCGCGTCCTATCGTTAATGTTGTCCTTCGTCCAAAGGATTGCAGCGCGAGCATCGTCGTTAAAGTTCAGCGCTGACCCCCACGGCTTGATTGCCTCCTCGTCGTGGTTGCCTAGAATCCCGCGAGCGCCTACCTTTCGCAGCATCTCGCAGACCTCATTTGGTCGTGCGCCATATCCAACAAGATCGCCCGTGTGCCAGATTTGATCTGGGTTAAACTTGGCGATGTCCTCTAGCACTGCGCCCAGCCCCTGAATGTTTGCGTGAACGTCGCTGATCACTGCAACTGTATTGATTCGTTCAGTCATTTAGTTCCTCCATCTTTTCCCAGTTGATTTCCCCGTCGGGGCTGATCAACCCATCTACGATCATCTGATGAGCCGCTCGCCCATATGATCCTTGCAATTTCCAAGCCGCTCCTGTCTTAATAAGATAGGAAAACATCTTGATTGCTTCCTCTTGTGGCAGTTCGCCATTTTCGTAGCGAATAATCGTATCCACCATGTTTATCCCCCTGACTGCCATACTCAATTGTCCTCCGCAAATCCATCAAACCACTCGCCGTACTTTTCCAGTCGGCGCTGTGCATGCTTACTTTTTGCTGTGCTGCTGCTTGTCTCTGGGTCTCTGCACCAAGCCCGCGCTGCCTCTAGCGTGAGACCGCGCTTGATGGTCTGGTCTGGATACCCCTCAAAAAACATTCGCACAATTTTGTACTTTTTGTTCTGCGAGTCAATCTTGCATTCGGTTGAACAGAAATCGTCGTCTCTGTCCATCCCAATCTTTCCGCAAAGAACGCATTCCATAGTCACTCCTTCTCCCCTGCGAGGGTCGCCCAGTCAATTTTCCCTGCGCCTAGCAGGATTGACGCTGGGTCAATGTTGTAGCCGTAAGCCACAAACTGAGCCATGCCTTCCTCTTGCCCGCAGTCGCTGCACACTTTGGTGCTGTTGTCGTATCGGGAGAGCGCGCCTTTAGTTGCGTCAAATCTCTTGCTGCAACCGTTGCACTCCTGAATCGCTGCTGTCATGGTTCCTCCTTTGTCTGGCTGGGTTTCCTCTCCCAGTCGCTGATGCGAGTATAAACGATAGCGTTCCCTGTGTCAAGACGACCCTTTTAGTCTGGGTGTGTGCGCCCAGTCG